CTTATTTCGTTACTCGGTTTTTACGGTCAAAGTCAGCGTAGTTGCGGATTGCTTTGGCTCGCTTGGATGTGTCGTCCCACATTCCTGCGTCTTTAAGCGCCTGCACACGTTCGCGGCTCAGTGTGAATGTGTTCTTAGCTACTGCGCTACCACTCACGTCTGTGCGGCCACTTGATGTGCCACTACGGCGGTTACGGTCCCCGCCACTGCTTACTTTGCTCGTATACCGATGAGGTAAACGTTCTTTCAATCGATTGTCCAGCTCGTCCCAGTACTCTGGGTCTGCTGGATCCCAACCTTCGCTTGCCAGCGCATTGTCAACTACCTTGGCAATGCGGCTGTCTGTGTCTTTACCGCTCGGATCATACCAGCGGTTTGAATGTAACCAGTCAGTAGCGTTTTGCTGAACCACCTCTGACGCGGGGCTCGGCACGTTGTTACGGGGCTGTTTAGCCTCCTCAACCTGACGCTGTTTGAGCAACTGCACCTGCGCCAACTTGTTCTTGGCGTTGTGGAATTGCTCCATGTATTCCATTTGCTCGGCCACGTTGCCCGCCTGCGCGGCCTGCGTTGCCTTCATCTTCGCGTACTCTACGCGCGTGGACTCGTCTTCCAACAAGCGGTCGATCTGGGCAAACTGGAATCCTACCGCGGCGTTTTCTACTTGGGCCAACCGGCGCGCAAGATCCTCGTTGCGGCGTTCCAGTGCACTGATCTTATGCTTTGCACTTACCTCGCGTTGCTTTGTCAGGTCCTTCTTCAGGCGCCGTTCTTCACGACGCGCGGCTCGAAGGGCCTCTCTGTCTTCATCAGACTCGTCTCCAGTCTCGCCACCCTCGGCAAAACCTTCTGGGTCACCGTCGTCTTTATCGTCGCCGGTTTCTTTATTCTCTTCTTCTTCTTCACCCTCAAAAGGGTCTTTGTGGTCTTCCATGGCCGCCAACACGGTGCCATCTTCACGCTCTTTGATTGCAATGTCTTCACCAGCCTGCATCTCGGCTTTTTGCACTGATTTCATAACGAAATCCTTTATTCAACAAATGCGGGGAACATAGTCCTCGCTGTTTCAAAATTATCAATTGCACAAATAACCTCGCGGTCCTGCAAAATGATAAACACTACCTCGCCGTCACCGTGCGGTACCGCCCAGCGGTCGCCACCGTACTTGATGACACGAACAAGATCTCCCGGCTCTGCCCACGCGCCCTCTGGCCATGGTTCAAGCGTGCTAAGATCTCTGTACGCCAACGGGCCTACTGCCACCACCTTTGCAACCACCTCGTTCCATTTCTCTGTGGCCTTTGTATCATTAACTAAAATGATGCCACCCTTTGAAACGTCCTTGGCTTTTCGCAGTTGGACAATGATTCGGTTACCCTTGAGCTTTACACCCGGATTAACAACCGGGAAACAGTCGGACTCACTCCGGCCGTCGACCTGATATTTACTGTCAGTCATTCAGATTCCTCGTCCTCTTTCAGGACACTGTTAATAATGTCCAAAGCCTCTTTCAGACCTTGGCCTCTCCCTACTAGCTGGTTGTATTTATCCCAGCTATCGATCCCACTCAAAACGCCGCTTTGTAAAAACTCAACAGCTTCTTTGATCCTGAAGATCGATTCATATAACGGGTCTTTCATCAAAAACCCTCCTTATAACTAAGTACACACAATTGTGTGTACTTCCGCCCTACATTATTTTTTAAGGCCTCTGCTGTTCACGGGAGGCACCTGAGAAAGGGGTGCCTTGGGTGCTTGCCTAGAACCAGAGGGTCCTTTTTCTACAGGTGATCCGGGGCCGCCAGCGTAGCCGGGTGTGCCTGTGATCTTGTAGTTCTTGCGAAAGCCCATGTCTTGATTGCCTGTTGCCATTATTGTGCTCCTGTTGGGGTTTGTTGTTGAATTAACTGTTGTTGTGCCTGCATGGCCGCATCGTGTGCACGTTGCTGTTCTGCTTGGTCTTGGTCCAGTCCATGCTTACGCAGGTCTGCGTACGCTTGGCGCTCTGCCTCCAACGCAGTCATCTCTTGTGAGTGTTGCTGTTGAACCTGTTGCGCGCTCAGTGCTTGGTCTGCCGCGATCATGGCCACACGCTCTTTGGAGGCGTTGTTGATGTCCGCAATCGCCACCTTGGCCGCGTTGTCTTGGTCTGCCAACTGTTGTTGCAGTCCAAGCTTGGCTTGGATCTCGGCAACCTTGGCCTGCATGTCGCGCACCTTGTCCGCCATCTCGGCCTGCATCTTTTCGCGCTCCAGTTGGAACTTGGCCTGCGCCTCTTCTGTCTTGCGCTTTGTCTCTGCCATCTGGGTCTGGATAAGAGCCTGAGACGTTGGGTCTGCCATAGCGGCGGACTGCATCTGTGACTGCTTGTTCTGTTGCATCTGTTGCATCATCTGCTGAACAATTGGGTTGATGCCCTTGAACGTTGTCTGCGCGTCTTGGTTGACCAACTGTGCGGCCATGGCCAGCGCCTCTTGGGCGGCTTGGTCCAGCTTGCGCTCTTCGTTCAACTTGAACGCGTCCTCACCACCCGCGGCATGTGACACGTAGTTGCGCATCGACTGCAGGTAGTGCAGTGTCAAGTGTTGCTTGATGTGCTCTAACATCAGCGGCGTGATGCTTGTTGCAATCAGTGGGTTACCACCATAAGATGGGTCCATCATGTACGCCAAGTGGACCTTCAAATGGTCAATGTGGCTCTGGTCTGGGAACGCGGCCGCTGGGTGGGCCATTGTCATTTGCACGTTCTCTAGCGCCGGGTTACTCTCGGTTGAGCCCTGTGGGTTAGGCATCACCTTGTCAATGTCTGGCACCTTCATCAGCTTCATCACGCGCATGTGGGCCTCGCGCAGGTCATACATCTGCGGGGCCTTCTCTGCCAACTGCAACACCAACTGGGCCTGTGTCAGGCGCTGTGTTTCGCTGAAGATGTTAGGGTCAGAGATCGGACTGACGTCTGAGTTGTCCTCAAAGTCTTCTACCTCAATCTCGGCGCCGGACTGGTTGTCCATGTCTTCCAGATACCAGTGGTTCAGGCGAGACAGGACTTGCAAGCTCTTAGCCTGACTGCGGTGCAGTCGTGCGTGGATGCTGGAGAACACCTTCGAGCCTTGCTCGATCATGGCCTGTGTTGTGCCAACCGGGGCGTTGCTGTTCATGTCAGCAATACGGCCCTCGCTTGTCTTCACTACACCTTTAGCGGCTTCAGTGAGCCAACCTAACAGGCTGTACAGCACCGAAGACGGTGGGTTAAACGGCAGTGGCATCGCCAACTTGCGCACGTCGTCCACACCGGGCGAACCCTCAATCTCAACGACCTGAGTTGGCTCAATGCGGTCTGACTGTCCACCAATACGTCCGCCCTTGAGTTTGAGCATGGTCTGGCTGTTGTTCACGTGCGCCGCGTCCATCAGGGCGCGAAGTGAACCTGTCAAGGCCGCGGCCAGTCCACCGATCAGGTGTGGCATACCGATAGCGTAGGCGCCGCGCCATGGAATAAACTTGTACTCGATCATCCAGTCGAGCTTGCGCATGCGTGTGTCGCCTGCCTGCCAGTTACGGTACAGGCCAACCACCTTGCCGGTGATCTCGTCCACCGTCATAATGTACGGCGCGCGGTCACCTTCTGTTAACTCGTCGTCTTTTAACCTCAGGAACGTTGTGATCTCGTACACACGGCGCAAACCGTCCACGTTCTTGGTTGGCTCTTCCTTGCCCTCAATCTTGTTGTTGGCCTTTGAAGACTTAGTCTGGTTGTCGGGGTTTAGTTCTGCCGTGAAGATCTCAATGTCACGGTACTCGCCCATCTCGACACGTTGCTTGAACATGTCCTCTGTAATGTCTTGCTGTTCTGTGATCCGCGCCGCAGAATAAAAATTGGTAGACGCAAACGGCAACAGCACGTTGTCAATTGGCACCCACTCGCACATGGGGCGGTTGAGGTCCTTGTCAAATCTCCATTTGAGATATTGAGAGCCGCCAAGGGGAAGCTGAGTGAACAACTGCTCCATCTCGTCGCGGTACTCTTCAATCTGCTCTGTCAACTGCCAGTTCAGGAAGTTGGCCTTACGTTGTGCTGTGTCGATTCTGTCTTGGTTGGCCTTGCCCTTGATGTACGTGCGCACCAAGCCGTCAGCCGGCAACAACTCTTTGGACGCGTTAGCCGCAAAGTCAACGCAGGCCTCTGCCATGATAGGGTGCACGACCTTAGACGCGCCTTGGAACGTTGCGCCACCGGGGGCGTCGTTGCCCATGCCCGTGCGGCGGATGCCCTCTTCGTACTGCTTGTCACGCTGTTTGCGAGACTCACGGTCCACGTCAATCAAGTCAAGGTACTCGAACGCAAGAGCGTCCAATGTGCCGTCATCTAACTCTTCGGCCAAGTTAGCGTAAAACTCTGGGTTCTCTGACGGCTTTTCTGTCTCCATCATGTTCACCACAACGGAGCCATCTTCCAACTCAATAACCTCTGGCTCTACCTCATCAGGGTCAAGACCCAGCGCGTTGGCCAGATCTTCGATCTCTTTGTCTGAGTCTACTTCTTTTGTCGTTTCGTCTTCTGCGTACGACAACGCGGACAGGTTACCGCCCTTTTGAATTGGAATAATTGGTTGCATTATTTGTTAAAGCCTCTGTATGCTTTGCGAATTGGTCCAACTAAAGGCAGTGCCCCTAATGAGCTCATAGCCGCGCCGCCATAGTTGCCTTGATTAAGATTTTGTCCTACTTCTGCGGCAAACATTGGCGCTTGCATCATGGCAACGGCTGGGTTAACAAAAGCGGCTAAGTCCATTGCTCCCCATCCGCCGGGGATGTTGCTTGATGGACCACCAACAATAGTGTCTGCCGCGCGGCGTGCAATAGGACGACGAATGCCTACTTTTTCAAGCATGTCGCTTCCTAATGAAGAAACACGTTCGCGCGGTGTTGGTTCATACTCAGACATTTTTGGTTCGCGCGCTTCGTAATCTGTTTTTGCTTTTTCGGCGTTGCGCATTAACACTTCGGTAAGTGAATCTGGAGACTGACTGCGGCCTTCACGAATGTATCGTGTAAACTCTTCCATTGAGGGTTGTTGTTCTTGTGTATAGCCGCCGCCTGCGTAACCGCGGACCATCATCTCGGCCTGCATGTCGCGGGGAGAGTGCATCATGCCACCCTCTGCCTTGCCTTGAACCTGACGGCGACGTTTGTCCACCAGTTCTTCCATTTGCCAGTCTCTGGCAAACGGCGCGCGCTGTTCTGGCGCTGTGTCTGTTAAATAATCACGCTGGTGTTTCGCGTTCCAGTGCGACGGGTTCTGAGACACCACGTCCTCAGGCAACCCAGACATGCGGGCCTCATCACGCCATGCGTTCATCTCCGCGCTTGCAGGCCCCGGACGCTGAACCGGACGCTGACCAATTGGGTTTGCGCCTGTGTAGTTGTGCCT